TTAATGGTAAGAAGTGGCGATTACGGGGCAATGCCAATCGCTGCCGCCACTTGGCAGGGTAACTAAGGGATTGAAGCGCAGGGCCGTTTCAAGGTGGTCAGGGGCCAGGTGAGCATAGCGCATGGTCATTTTTATGTCGTGATGGCCAAGGATTTTCTGCAGGGCAAGGATGTTGCCACCGGACATCATGAAGTGTGCTGCGAACGTATGGCGCAGAATGTGGGTAAGCTGGCCGCGCGGAAGCACGATGGAAGTTTTGTCCATCACTGACAAGAACTGGAAGTAGCAATCCGTAAAGAACTTGAAGCCGTCCGGGGCAATGATTTCCTCGTAAAGCTCTTTGCTGATCGGGATACTCCTGTTCTTCTTGCCTTTGGTTATGACGAAAGTGATCCGGTATTTGGTGACCTGTGAACGGGTTAGGTTCACAGCTTCACGCCAGCGCGCCCCTGTGCTTAAGCAGATTTTAACAACCAGAGCGAGAAGGGGGCTTTGGTGATTACAGTCGTACAAAAGCTCTGTTATCTGTTGATGCGTCAGCCAGGCCATTTCCGCAATGGTGAACTTGCGCATATTCTCCAGCGGGTTCGGTGCTGCCTATTCGCCAGGCCGGGACAACTCGCTAAAGACTCCGCTCAAATAGCTTTGCTCCAGATTGATGGTTACCGGGCTGGCTCCTTTCTTCCACTTCTCGCTAAAGTTGATTTCACCAGTCATTCGTTTATCGCGGTAATGCGCAAACAACTTTGAGGTGAGATGTGTAGCGAGTGGATTTCCAAGTGCATTGACCATCAGGACCAGCTTGTCGTAAACATGCTCGCCAGCGGTTAGGGATTTGCCGTGCAGTTTGTACCAGAGTTCAGCCACGTCTTTCAGAGTACGACGGTCTACCGATTCACCCAGCCAGGGCTTAGCTTCTGCCTCATCCATCGTGTGACGCTCAAAAGCCAGCGCTTCGCCTTTGGTGGCGAACTGCTTATGCACTCGCCGCCCACTGCGCCCGGCGGGGTAGCATTCACAAATCCATTTTCTTGTGTCGAGCTTTCGTACTGCCATAAAAAAAAGCCCTCATATCTGGGGACTAAATTTAACTGTATGTTTGAACAGTGTTCAGTGTATGGTTAGCTAGTTTCAAACATTGATGGTGATTTCTCAAAAATATGGTTATTCTCTATTGTTATCTTTTGGTGGATTATTTTTTAGATATAATTCCCATCTTATACTGTTCATTATTATCGCATAAATGTTAAAAATAAACGTTTTGACGACTAAGACAAGATAGATAAGACTTATACCTATCAGCCAGTAAGTTACTTGTATAGTACACTTTGTTATTTCGTTAGAGTAAGGTAGAATTTTAAATATTTTACTAGCTATACCATTCTCTTGGCCGAAAAGTATGATAATTAAATATATTAAAGTAAAGGCTATAAACGATATAAACACCTTCATAAATGCCATGAAGTTATATTTCAATGTTGGCATGTTTGTTTGTTCATGAGGAATTGCCATCATAGTTAAAAACATATCAGGTTTTGAAAGGGTCGCAAAAATAGTGAATCCTGCAATCAAAAAACCAAGAGTGGTGACTGCGAAATTGAATCCTATCAAAGACCAGTTTCGTATATCAGATAGTAAATGACCAATGTTTTTTTCCAAGAACAATGAATTGCATAGTAAAAATATAGATGCCGTCAAAATTATACAGCTATGGAATGGACTTACAGTTATTTTCCTGCAGAGTTTATAAACATCCCAAAGGTTTTTTTCTTTGGTAATTTCTTCGCCATCTATTTTATTTAGCATTAGGCAAACCTTTCATAGATGGAGTTTATTATGTTTTTAGCCCTGTTCGATATCCGAGTTGGTAAATTTATCTTACCTTCATTGACAAGATCTTCAAAACGTTCATAGCTTTCAACTGCTGCTTCATCAGTATCCTTTGATAAATCGTCCATTTCGCTTAATAAAACGAAATCGTCGTTGCTACCCTTTATTAAGTCTCCTTCTGCATCATAACCGCGCAAATTTATTCCAGAGTTAGCGAGTTTTGTTGCTGATGTGAGTTGTTCCAAAACAGCATCAGGGTTTAGCCCTGTATCGACATTGGAAAATCTTACTGCCGCTGAGTTACTGTCCATCTCATTTCTAGTGGATTCCAACGCTTTCCAAAAGGAATCATTATTAATTTCCTCATGGTTTGTGGGAAGGAGTTTTACCGCGACATTTTGAATTTTCTGGAAATTATTAATAAAAGCTTCTAAGCTCTGTTCATCAGTTAAAGTAGTTATTCTTAATTTCGGAGGGAGGATTTCTGCGCGAAGTGATTTTTTTGTTACTCTAGGCAAATCGGGGTTTAACTTTCTTGCTTTGCTCTCTTCTGAGTGAACATATTCAATATATTTCTCATATTCAATATTGAGAAAGCATTGACTTGTGGCTTGAAAATTTTGGATGGTAGGGGCATCACTTACTTCTTTGCAAAAAATTAGTCTGTGTGTGTTTAGTATTAGCAGGAAAAATGAACTGGGCGCGGATTCAAGCTCATCGTGATCTTCAACCAAATCTGCACCATCAAAAATCTGTTCTCTTGTCAATAATGTGTTTTTTATGAAGCGCCCTTTTACTCCTAATACTGGGGGGCTTGCCTGATCATCAAGAACTATACATTCAGTGTCGATGAAGAAAAATTCAGATTTATCAGAAATCGTTCGTTTGTGAGCCATTTCCAAAAAGGATGGGAATACTATTTCATCATAGTAATCCAATAGAACATCTCTACCAAAACGCAGCGTGTAATTGCCAAATTCAAGTTTTTTTACAAATTCCATTTTCAAGCCTTAATATCTAAATTTTAGAATATTGAGTTAAAATTTTAGCGATTGCTGTTATATCAACTTTATTACATTCAAAAGTTACATTAGTATCAGAGACGCGTAATTTCCCTCCAGGTAAAACGTATAGTTCTTTAAGGTTTATCGAGTTTTCATATTGAATCAACCAAAGTCCATCCTCCAGCTCATTAAATTCCTTAGTCGCAAATTTAACTGCTTCGTTATCAACTATTGCTATTAACTGGTTAATACCTGTTGGGAATAATGTTCTATCCAAATTTAGATGGCCTGCTGAAAAAATTTTCCCATCTTCAAGTTTGAACTTAGAAACCTGAACTATATTCGATTCCACAAAGTTTGACTTTTGACCTAATCCTGTTGCTAGCCATGTTAATGATGAGCCTGTTTCCAATGCACATTGGATAATCCAATCACTAGGAAAAGTATCACGTAGATATCTATTAGCAAGAGTACTTTTGGAGACATTAAGATGATCTGCTAAAGCTTGCCTTGTTTTTAAGCCATAAGCTTCGACTAGCCGCTCAATAGCCGCCTTTCCACAGTGATTAGGATTAATTAGGGTCTCAATTGGGGATTTTTCTAGTTGTTCGTGTTTTTCCTCGAAAGAATCATTAGTTTTAAGGTCCAAAATATGGGCAAATGTTGAACCTTGTGACTTCGCATCTGTTCCAAACGCCAACCATTCGATACTGGCTCCAGTCTCCAGACTGCATAAGATCACCCAATCTGCAGGGAAAGTATCGCGTGCATAACTGTTCTCCATCGTACTTTGTAATATACCTAGGTGATTGCAGAATGCCTGGCGTGAGGCAAATCCATATGCTGTAAGGATGCGCTCAATGACTTGTTGTCCGCCACGATTATTCATTATCAAAGCTTTCATATCATCATCGACATGACGAAATGTGTATTTTTGGGTTGGCATAACCGTTTTGAGATCCTGCTCTCCGTTTTGTGATGTTTGTCGTCACGATTTAACCAGGCTCACCACAAGCCAATAGGAGATTGTTGCATCATGACCCCTAACATTTCAATCACTCTTAATGCGCCTCACGTCACAATCGAGCTTTACAGCTAACTCACTGGTCTTTCAATCGATACCATTAACGACATGCTTGTCGATGGGCGTTTGCCTCGTCATCGTCTGCGTAAGGACAAGAAACGCGAGAAGGTGATGATTAACATCGTCGCACTGACTGTTGATGCGCTCTCAGATTGCAATGTGGCAATCAACTAGTTCCACTTTGAGATACATCGGAGTCGCTGACTATGTTTGACTATCGAGTTTCAAAACATCCGCATTTCCATGAGGGTGGAAGGGATGGCGGACAATTAGTCCGGCAGGCCGTAAATTTCCTGGTTCAAGTCCGGCTCCGTGAGACGAAAGACGCTGCCTTTGGTGAACCTATATGGCTGCGTGGTGATGCCGTATTGCCTGGCTACGGCGGGTGTACTGAGCCAGCGACGGCTCCAGCGAGAGTATTCTGCCGAGCCGGTTGGTGCGCTTTTCCAGACAGGCGTTATCAAACACCTTATAGTCCTGCACAAAGTGGCTGAACGCCTGTTGACTTAGAAGTGGATGCGGGATAAATATGCGGGTCAGAACATTGCGCTTAACGGCAATTAGTGAGCTGTGATGTACGGCGGCGCGATAGATGCGCGCCAGTTCATCAAAACTCACCGGCGGTTCATACCAGCGATCCATCTGCAAAAGTAATGCAGGAACAATTAGCTTACTGATTACACGATTACTGGCGTAGTTTTTGTTACTGCGCCAGTAATTTTCATCTAAATCCCCTCTCATCAGCAATATCCATCAATCTTGCCTCTGCTGCAGCCTGACTACGCATTCCTGAAAGCGTAATTTTAAAATCATGAGCATTTCCCTGAATGTTCAATGGGAGAGGAATCGATGCAATCAGCATGTCCTCAAGTTCCCATGGCGCCTCGACAGGTATCCAGTGAACTTTGGCATTCTTTTCCATCCAGGCATCGAGCCACTGTTCGCCTGGATGAGTGAATGTCATTCTGGAACCAGATCCAACCCGGCGCAGGGGAAAGCAACTTATACCGCTTAGTAACACGCCAAGTGTGCGCCTGAGCGTTGAGCCTGCAGCATTGCCGCTATAGTGCGTTTTGATACGTTTTCTCAAATTCGAACGACTGTTCGGTTTCCCGCGCTGATCTGGCGAAATGCCGACGTAAAGTAGCGTGTAACCGTCACAAGTAATGCAACCCTCTGCCGGGACGCCCGGAGGGATTTCTTTGAACCACCAAAAATAGACGCCGTTCACTGCGGGAACTGGCGTTGGCTTACTCATGACTTCCGTTCTGCTGTAAGTTCTCTCGGGGTAAAATTCGAACAT